CATTGTCGTCGACGTGAAGTGTAAAACCGATTACTAAGTCCTTACTTTTCAGATTGAGCCGCAGGGGCGCATCTTCTAAATGACAGAAGTACACGATCTCGCACTTATGGTTTTTGACAGATTTTTTCATCAGCGTCATGACGTCGAAGACATCAATATTTCGTTCGAGCATTCGATCGACAAAGTGTTCGAAGTTCTTCGAGAACGAAATCTGCGTCAGCTTGAAGTAAGGATCATCGTTGAAAATGGAAATCAATTGGTGCAAACCATCTTCAATTACCGTTCGCATGTTCTTAGCCATTGTATAACTCCATGAAGTTTTTGGAATTATAACTTATTCTAAGTCCCATGTAAACGGATTTTGGTGGTTGCTTAAGCAACTAGGTCCTTAACTTTTCTAAGTTCTTCAAGAAACATTGGAAACTTTGAGCTCTTAGGACTTATCCATTTTATTCTAATGACTTTCCATCCTAGTTGCTCTAAGACTTTGTCCTTTTTCATATCACTAAGTCTTCGATCTTCTTGCTCATGTTGACTTCCATCTATTTCTAATGCTACCATCTTATTAGTAAATGCAAAATCTATGAAATACTTAGATTGTTTAAGCTCTTCAACAAAAGTAGTGATTCCATTTTCTACTAAATATTTCTTAACAACTTTCTCAGGATAAGAGCGCTCAATCTTACTTCGTGAACTAAAAGATGGAAATGTCCCACCTTCAATTCTAGCCGCTGCTCGCTCTTTACTGACAAGTGAAAGCTCTGATCTATACTCTGCTTTTTTCCAATTTGCTTTTTGCGAGCAAGATCTTGAGCAGAATTTTCTTTTCTTCTTTTGAACGAATTCTACCAAGCAGATAGGACAAACAATAGTTGGTTTTCGCTTAAGCGAAGCACTGATAGCTTTATTGATTTCACTACGTTTATATTTTGTGCTAAATGCTCTTGCACATTTTAGGCAGCAAAATCTTCCTGAACCATAACTGCCATCATGTTCATTTTCACAGTTCTCACAAATAACCATAATTCCTCCTATGATTATTTATAGATTCGAACTAGTGACTTTCTCTAAGCGACCAAAATAAGACTGACCTTGCGATCAGTCTTATTTATACTTACGAGATTATGCCTTCAATCTCGCCAAGGTCATTCTCATGGAGCGTGAGCTTTCCCTTGATTTTGATAGCACCCTTAGTGTGGGCATTATCAGGCGTTTCTTTCGTTGAGAAACCTACTCCAGGAGAGATTTCTACGTGGTTGACATAATGTGTTTCACCTTTCACCTTGAGAATCCAACAAGGAACACTAGGGTCTTCATTGTGCTTCTTGTTATAGTGAAAGATAACTGGTGCGTGTTCAAAACTTTGAATGATCTTCATTATGCTCTCCACAGACGGAAGTTGCTAAATAGCTTGCATTGATCACGAGTAAGTGGTTCAGTCGTGATGGACGTATGTCCCATGTCATTATCAGGTTCAAAGAACATGTGGTGTTTGATTCCCCACTGATCAAGTTTTTCCTTGATTTCGTAGAGATGATCCTTATCCTTAGACTCAAGAAGAATCAAGAATGGGATATTCCCAGGTTCCTTAAACTCAGACCCTGCTTCCAGAGCTGAATGACATGCTTGCACCATCTGATGGTTAAGCGGAAGATCCTTACGGATGAAAGTGTACATGCGCGACATAATAAATTCCTTTAAGTAAATGAGTTAAAAATTTCAAATGCAAAAAGAAACTATTACGGCGGCGAGTTATTGAGCACCTACTTCATGTCCTCCTCCTTATTTCTGTGTTTACGAATAAATGACTCTAGCGCAGAAAGAAAAAATACGCCAAAGCCGACCAAAACTATTACAACTAAAAGCAGACTAAAAATCTCCCAATCTTTGTCAGAACAGGAGGCAACTGCGCAGTATGCTATTGGATTCATTTGCTTCCTCCTTTCTTCGTCCTTTACGCCAACCAGAATTTAGCCAACGATGAAGCTCATCGTTTTTAACTTTCTTTACTTCGGATCCGTTTGTTATCCAACACGTCCCAAATTGTGAATTCTTTTCTCCATCCTGAAGTCCCTTATGAGATTCTCTCATTTTTACTAAAGTTTCTTCAGAATGTTTTTTACCAATCCATGACGGAGGAGTTATTTTTCCATTCTCATGACATTCCTTCATTTTTATAGAATGCAGGGTAGAAAACTTCTCCATAAACTCTAAATCATTTTGTTTAGTTTTCCAACCATTGACTGATGCCTTACTTTGATGCTCTTTGCTACGATTGTTACCGTTTAGATGATCCCATCCACCTTCTCCACCAAACTTCAAGTTCATACAGAGCAGATCAGTAAGTAGTTCCTCATTTACTACTTCAGCTTCCCTCTTCTTGAGTTCTTCTCTCGAAGATAGAAACTCCAAAATCTCAAACTTGTGGTTTTCCAATCCATACTTCCGAATCGAATAACCTAACCTCTTTCCACTTCCTACATACCCGTCTTCTAAGTCATCTGTTGAGTGCATCCCAACATAGAACTTTCCATTTAAAAGATTTGTGGTCCTATAAATGAAGTGGTACTTCTTTTGTTTCCTTGGCATTCATTTTACTCCAAACTCCTTTAGATTTATTTATAGAATGAGGAACAAAATGTTACCGGGTGGGTAATGTGGGGATCGAACCCACGACCGACAGGATTTAGAATCCTCTGCTCTACCATTAAGCTAATTACCCATAAGTTGAATTATATCCAAATCTTCAACTTTTGTAAACAACTATTTTGCTGCTAAGAAATCATCGATGAATTTTGCAGGAAGCGGATATTTGAAATACCCGTATTCATCGCAACCGCCAAAACCTGCAGTCAACATCTCACAAATTCCAGTCGAGAAGTAAAGAGTCTCTTTACATTCAAGATAGCGCTTAAACGCCTCGCGAACATCCGCATCATCATGGTTGCAATACACATGATCAATTGCATCATTAACGATGTCGAGATGTTCGGATGCTTGGTCACCAAAAAAATATTCAGCAACGTTGTAAAGTCTGGCGAGAGGCGTGTCAATTTTCATAGTGAACCTAATTCACAAAAGATTGATATATTATAAACTGAAATTCTTCAGAAGTAAACTACTTTTTGTCTTTTTCGACGTAGTCTTTGAAGGAAGTTTTCTTATTGGCCAGGCCTAATTTGAACTGGACGGTGCGGTTAACATAAGCCCAAAATTGACCATCTTCCTTGTCAAATTTCTTAGAAGCTTTTGCTTTAACCGCATCCCAAATTTCTTCAACTTCTGCTTCAGTTTTGCCTGAGCGTTCAGCGAATGACTTAATTGTTTTGTTAGGCATGACTAAAAATCCTAAATTTACACATTTTTATTTATTACTTTTGTTGACAATTTACGGTATTATGACCACCTTAAAATGAAATTCCTAATTCTTCCAAATGAAAAGGAGATAAGAATTCCAACGGCCCCAATCAACATTAACAAGTAGTAAACTTTATTGTAGCTCAAAAATTCTGCTGCTTCGGCTAACCTAAAGCCAATACCGCTATGCACACCTAATAGTTCAGCAAGAATGAGCGCCTTGAATGCCTGGTTAACACTCAAGTCTACACCTGACAATATACCTGGCATAGAACCAGGTATGAGAATTTTTCTCACTGATTCAACAAATGAAAGATTGAGATTTCTTATTAGGGATTGGTACTTATTAAAAGTGTCTTGGATGCTGTCAACGGTTGTTATCAAAGTAGGAACGAACGAGACAAAAGCAATAATGAAAATTGCTGTGGTCTCGTTTATTCCAAACAGCATGATGATAAGAGGAAAAAGAGCAACTACTGGCATCGCTCTTAATCCATCCAAGGATGGCATTAACAGAGTTCTGACTGATTTGAATCTACCAATTAGTGTACCAAATATTATCGAAGTAGTAATACCTATTGACACCCCAATAGTAAAACGATAAGCACTAGAGTTAAGATCTTTTATTAGTTCGCCTGTATTGAAATCCTCAAAAAGTGCCGCCAAGGCCGTAATTGGTGTCGGAAAATAGTGAACATGCATCAAAGATGCGGAAATTTGCCAAGAAATCAACGCCAATAGCGGCACTAAGAATCTCATTTGCTCTGATTGAATTTGTCAGTTACTGTATAGCCAGATTTCAACTTGCCGGTTTTAACCATAAAGTTTGCAATCTCTTGTAGCTCAGCATTTGTTACAGAAGGTTTAAGCTTATACGAAACAGAAGCAATAGTTGGCAAAACTACCCCAGCCTTACTAGCTTTAGTTAGGTCATCGCTATTTTTAGTGTTCAATGAAGCATACATGTCATTAAGACACTGTTTAAACCTCTTTGCTCGTGATTCGCCAAGCTTGCTAGTAGCATAAAGAGGACGATACTGATTGTTGTAGGTTTCTATCGCTACACCTTTACCACGATTGATTTCTTCTAGCATTTCAGGATAAGTATGAACAACAGCATCAACTTCTCCTTGGATCATAGCTTGACCCATCACAGTAACAGGCATATTGACCAAGATAACGTCAGGGTTATCACCTTCATACGTCAAACCATTTTTGGAAAGCGACATTAGGAAGGTCATCTCAGAGCCAGACCCACGCATTGACCCGACCCGTTTGCCTTTTAGTTCAGTTATCTTAGTAATGCCAGGCTTAGCCACTAGTGAAACGCCGCCGACAGAGGTGTTCCCGATTATAAAAAGGTCTGCACCATTTTGGTTTGCTATAAACCCGGAAGTAGAAGAGAAGCCGACGATGTCATACTCTCCTCTATCAACAGCAACTAACATCGCAGAGACTGTCAATTTTGCTGGAATTTGGTAGTATTCAACATTGAGGTCATACTTTTTGCAGAACTCTGGCAAATATTTAAGTGAAGACCAAGCTGAATTGTCTGATCCTGCAACTTTAACGGTCTCTGCTGCTTGTGCAATTGAACCAACAAATAGCAAAAAACTGATAACTACTGATTTGAACATTTTAAGTCCTTTCTATGAAAATTTGATAATCATTTCTAATCATCCCACTCTTTTTGTTTGATGTTAGACGCAGTCTATTTTGGGATGGTGTAAAACTCTGGCAAGATAAAATCTTACCATTATCCTCTGTATAATGCAAGTATTTTTGAATTGGTTGTTTTACTTCATCATATGTTTTTGCTCCTACAATAAATGGTAACATCTTATAAATTCGAGGATCCAAATATCCAGCTAGTTCGAGCTCTACGGTAAATGGCCCGGTGCGAGTATTAAAATCATGCAAATACCAACCTTTTCCTGGATCGAGAAACTGAAGAGTGAAAATTCCCTTCACTTTATCATAGCCTGAGAATTTGATAAATTCAAGTACTCTTTTACACTGATCTTGGTAAAGGCTACTAAACTTATGGTAATCTGACTCACCATAAACGACCATCGCTTTTCCGGCCGTATCAGTCTTGAATTCAAGAAGGATTATATCATAGATGTGAGCCTCTTTACCATTCGAAACTACACTAAACTGTAGTGTTAGATCAGAGGGAATGTACTGTTGAATCAAATATTTATCATTGCTACTTGCTACTTTTACCGCGCCAAACTCGATTTTTTTATAGCAGAACTTTTCTTCAGAATACCCGCCACTTGATAATGTCGGTTTGACAAAAACTAGATCGCTATCTTGGAAACCCTCATCTTTTGGGACATTGAAACCGAATTGCTTTGCAAATTTTGAAAGTGTTTTCTTGTCTGCGAAATTCGGAATCTGCGGCTCAGTCTGCTCTGCTAGAATAAAGAATGTCTTATCATTCACGTTGAGGACAAGATCATAGTCTGAATATTTAAATTCTGACTCATCAATATGAGTAACATCATACGGAATAGTATGATGTTTTTGTTTATGAGGTCCAATTAGCGCATAAAAATGCTCATATTGTGGGTTCGCTTTAACAAACGCCTGGCATCTCTTTAACGCTCCCTCATTATTATCACCAACATAGCAAATTTTCATTTAAACGTATCCTGTAGAGTCACAAATTTAGAACAGTCCTGATTGATGCTAAAACATTGCATGATTCTGTACGGCCTTGGCAGTGGCGCGTAAACACCAGTTTGCAGTAATGAAGTATCAAGATCTTCTTTACCAAAACCTTGGGTATGCATGAATAGTTCAACAAAATCAGGAGTAATTGAGCAACCTAATCCTCTAGTATCGGAAAATGACTCGGTGTCACCGGTTGCAAGTGGGCAGCCAGAATGAGAGCTTATTAATGTGAATTGACTTTGTGCAACCAGGGGATTGCCGTCAATATCTGAGTGTACATCTTTAGCATCAAGGATAACAAACTTTTTAGATGCTTTAGCAACAGCAGAGAACAGAGAAAATGGCTCAACAAAAACGTGAGCTACACCAAGGCAAATAACAAGATCAAACTGTTTCGTGTTTTTAGAAAGAACCTCAAAACAGTCTGCAGCAATGAACTCTTCATTTGGCGAAATGCTTTTTGCAATATCAATAAACCCTTGTTGCAGATCAGTTCCAACGTAAGAACCCTTCCATCCTGCTTGACGTAAGAAAACAATGGCTGCACCAATATTGCAACCAACATCAAGAATGCTTTCACATTGCATTGCTATTGGAAGAATAGTGCTATAAATTTCATTTGCAGTTTGCGCGAAAAGCTTATGGTATGGTCGATTCTTCCTAGAATCACGAGAGATGACTGGGTGATCATCACTTATTAAGCTATGTAATTGCGTCATATCCATTAAAGGTGTAAAAGAATGTTGTCAAAAGAAAGATGTTTAGGAGAACTATCAAGAGATTTTTTTCCATCTTTTAAGCATATAATCCTCGATGCGATAGACAGCGCTTCATTGATGTCATGCGTTACATAGAGCACTGTTTTATATTTACAAATGTGTTTTAACTCATTTCTAATTTCATTAGCGGTGATGGCGTCAACAGAACAAAGCGGTTCATCCATTAGTAAGATGTCAGAGTTTGTGCACAACGCTCGAACTATTGAAGCTCTTTGTTTTGTTCCTACTGAAACTGCTTTTGGGAACATATCCAAAAACTCGAAAATTTTGAGTGTCCTAGCGTATTTTTCAATCTCTTCTTCATTACTTGTCGCTAGACGAATATTTTCGCGCAGCGTCAACCAAGGAAGGATGAAAAAATCTTGGTACACCATGCCTATGCGGTTATTCTCGCCCACGCCAGATGCAGAAACCATACCAGAATTTGGCTTAAAATTTCCAAGGATTGTGTTAAGTAAAACGGTTTTTCCACAACCTGACTTACCAAGAATACAGACAAATTCACCAGAACCGACTTCTAAATTTAGATGGTTATAAATGACTTTGTCTCCAAATGAGACGCACAAATTCGAAATAGCAATACTCATATTGTGGTGTTTGGCACGCTTTTGAAAAAGGTAATTAGCTTGACGTTGCTTTGCAACTCAGAACGTTCAATTGGAAAATTTAGCCAGAACTCTTGATGCGCGTTGTCAACATCTGTATGCGTCAAGCTTAACGCGGTTCTCTTGTATTCATTTATCAAATTAGTGCATTTTGAATGAATCTCGGCATTTGTCGGATTGCTAGTGAAGGTCCTATTACGATAGGACTTAATAAAGTCTGCTAGCTTTATGCCAAAAGAGTGGTACATTGGGAAATAGAATGGATGTGCGTTATGGAATGCTTGATTAACTCCGGTATATAGAGAACCAATCAACTTAGCAAATTCAGTTCTTGTTCCCCAAGGGCTGACCCAATCAGGAGGTGCTGAGTAATCATTAAGCATTTGCTCATTAAGCTGATACATAGCAAATGGATAATTTCTACTTGCAGAAACTGATCCTTTATCTTCTCTATAAACAACCAATGGAGTAATAGAAACTCTATCAATTAGGTGCTGACCTTCTTCAGAGTGAAGCATCCAATTTATTGAGCTTTTAAACTCATCTTGTGTTTCTCCTGGAAGGCCTCCAATCATTGACACTTTTATAAAGGCTTCATCGCCAAAAACCTTTCGAACCATTTTAAGGCTGCTAACAATCTTTTCCTTATCTGTCACTTTACCAATTTTAGGTCCAACATCAGTTTTCATAGATTCGATGCCAAAATAGATTCCACGGCATCCTGACTTAAGTAGTTTCTCAGCTTGCTGTTCGGTCTTAATGACATCCAAACGCGCATAACTTACCCACTCAAGTGGAATTCCAGTTTCTTCTTTGATACGTATTAGCCATTCAACTTTATTTGGATCGTCATTTACCATGTCATCCAAGAACATGTACATTGACGTGCCAAACTTCTCATAGTTGTATATCAGCTCTTTCTTCAAGTTCTCATAGCTTCTTGAATATTCTCTTACCTTTTTACCAAGTACTCTACCGTGACCGCAGAACTCGCAGTTAAAGATGCAACCATGAGCTAGCTCCGTAGAAAGAGCTTCGCCGAATTTTACACCATCAATCACAGGTGCAGGAGCATTTGCAACTAATGAAAAATCTACTATAGGTAGTAGGCTTCCATCAATATGTTTTACTCCAGAAATTTCCTCATACGGCGGTTCTAGTCCTTCAACAAGCATTGCTAATGACACCTCTCCTTGTTCTTGGACAGTGTAATCAACATTCTTCATTATCTCATCGAAGCGCCAACGAGCCATATCTTTTGGTTTTTGCAATCTTAGCTTGATAGTATGAGGGCCACCCATAACTACTTTAATGTTTGGGTTAAGCTCTTTAGCTACCGTGAGGATAGTATTGATTCTATCAAAATCGCGTTGACAAATTGGTTCGATATTTTGAGAGTCAGAGGTTTTAATCTTTACTGGCGAAATGAATGTAGATGAGATGCCTAGCACTTTAGTAGTCGCATCCACATGGTTTCTAACAACTGCCTCAATTTCTGCCGGCGAGAATGAAGAAAAATGGTGCACTTGAAATACCTTATGACCTCTTCTTCTCAAGAAATGACCAAGGCGCAATACTGCTGCACTTTTAATGTAGTTTCGATGAATGTAATCATTTTCTAAAAAATGCATACCGGAACATTCACCAAATAGAATCACATCTGCTGCCATTTAATTCCCTTTTCTTTTGCGCAAAAGAATGAGGGGGCTTAAGCCCCTCCATTATAACTTAAGCTTATTTATAGCACACTACTAATGGCTTTTTGGGATACGCTCAATATGCATTGCGAAATCGCTTCTGAATGTTCCAGAAGTTTTGTCACTTGAAATGCTTACTCTTCCACCTAGGTTCGGAATAAATTGCCTGTCAGTTGTTGGGTTTCCATCAACTTCAGGTAACACCGATATCTTTGGTAATCTTTAGAAGATTCAAGATACGACTTACACACTTGATCGCCGAAAAAGAAAGGTCGTGCTCAAGTGAGTTCTTTATGAATGCTTAACATCTACAAACTTGATCTTTCTGATTTAAAACCAAAAAGGCAATTTTGGCAACAATTGACATTTAATGCTCTTATTTTGCTGTGGGATGGCCTGCCAGGAGGGAATCGAACCCCCAACCTACTGCTTAGAAGGCAGTTGCTCTATCCGGTTGAGCTACTGGCAGAAAATGTTCTAACAAAAAGCGGTTATTGGGTTTCAGAATAGTCGTAACTACCCCTAAGACAGTTTATCCAACTGACAAACATCTGATTATTCTTTCAGCAAATATCCGATTTTCTCTTACCGGCAAAATGTTAGGATTCTTCCCAACCCATATCAAGTTTAATTCAAGGAGGATTTTAGTCCTTGTTCCCTATGTTGCTACAAAACTTGCAAATCTACCAACTCCAAAGGACGGGTATCATAGATAGGTAACCAATTCCCAACGGTTAGAACATTAACTTTTAACCTAATCACTAGTGACATTTCTACAATAGCAGAATAATTTCTGCATATAAAAACTAACAAGTATTAATAGGTTTTGGAGCGGGATAGGAGAATCGAACTCCTTTAGCCAGCTTGGAAGGCTGGAACTCAACCAATGAGCCAATCCCGCAAATGATAAACGAAAGTAGTAATCGAAAGATAGTGCCTTTCGGCGAACTATTTGATGGGTTTGAACCATCTAACTCGTGGATTATTAGTCCTCTTGTATTAACCGATAATCAATTACTTGCGGTTTATCTTTGGTGGGTACACATGGATTTGAACCATGGACCGACGCCTTATCAAGACGGTGCTCTACCAACTGAGCTATGTACCCAAAAAGCATCAACAAAAATTGCAGACCGAGAGAAGTAATTTCGGCATCCGTGAGGATTTAGGCTACTACAACCTTACCGTTTTGTTTTCACCAATTGAAGTTAAATAGATAACGTTCTGCTGGCCGGTTGATACTTGGTGGAGCTAGTCGGACTCGAACCGACCACCTACAGCTTGCAAAGCTGCCGCTCTCCCAGATGAGCTATAGCCCCAAGTAAAATACTACATATAAACTATATATCGTTTCCTGCAGTATTTTTGTATTTTATCAAGAAAATTTATTGCTGTAAACTGTTTTGTGTGATTTTATTTTCAGAATTTTTGCCAATATGATAGCCATCACACCACACGCATTTGTAATTGCTAAAATACGCCCCACGTTTTTTCATCATTGCAGCCGCTGCCTTTGTTGCAGAAGCTTTTGAATTATAGGAAATTTTTGGTTTACCACTAGCATTCTCATGAGAACGCTTACTGAACAAACCTATTAAATGTCCTTTACGAAAATTGCGAAAAAATCGAGATATTGGCATCTGATCTTTCAGCGCCAACAAGATATTTCTGAGTCTCATTTACTTGAATGCATCCATTTGTTTGTTCTTGAAATCAGCTTCATCAAGCAATGCAGTCAAATCAAGCTCAGATGGCGGAACCTTGTCGGTTAAACCCGTTTTCCAAAGCTTTATGTTATACCACTCTACCAAGCGATGGTAACGGGTGATGATCCAGTCAATCTGCGATTCCAGATTAAACATTTGCAACCATACCAGAAATGTTGACATTTTGAAACTCCTTGTACAATTGCATTATATACCATTTCCGAAAAAGTTACATCACTGGATCAACTGCTTTAACTTCTGGCTCGACCTTAGCTTGAGACACAGCTTGAGCACCCTTAGTTCTCATTAGTGCAACCAAAGAGCTTAGGTCACGACCAACACGGTCGAGTTCAGTTGCAAGCTTTTGCGTGTCTTCACCATTGATTAGCTCAAGCCAATGAGCAACTTGCTGCTCTTGGTCATGTGATTGCTTAACAATCTTTTCGATTGCCGTAGCATGGTCAAAGTCTGAAGTAACAAGAACAGAATAAACAACGTCGCGAAGATTTGGCTGAAGGTTACCTGCTGAAATTTGCTTGTTGATTACGCGTTCAATTTTTTCTAGAGCGGCGCAAAACTTTGCAATATGCTCAGGAGTCCAAGTTTCACCAACGGACTCGGCTGGTGTCTTGCCATTAATGTAAGAAGTTCTAAGATTTCTAACCATCTCAGCAGCAGACTCAAAAAGCAGGTCGCTTGATTGAGGACCGGTAGATTCTAGGACTTGCTGGAATGATAGAACAGGTTTAATGTCATTGATTTTCATTTGAGGTTCTCTCTTATTGAAAGTAAAAGATACCTCATATTTATAGCCCAAGCAAATAGAAATGGGCCTTTTAAGGCCCATTTTGAAAATCAAAGAACTTGACTTACTTCGTAGCACGTTGCCAAGCTTCGACAGAGAATGTCTTGAAATTCGGCGTGCCAACTTCTTGCACGACCAGCGGCATATTGGCGCGACTGCGAGTACCGACAAGCTTCAAGTCACGGCCTTGATACTTGATAACGCGGCCAAGATCTTCCTTCTTCAGGCCGAAGGCGAAGTAGCTACGGTTGAAATCAGCAACCCACTTCGGATCAACCTTTGCGCCATCAGCAGTTGATTCAGCAGCTGCATCTGCGATCATGGTCGTCATTTTGCAGGTGAAATCGGAATCGGTGTAATTGATCTTACCAAGACCGATTTTGATGCCGTACTTTGCTTCAACAGCAGCAAGCGCGGCGGCCATATCGGCGCGAATAGCAGAAAGAGCAGCGGGATTGAAAGAAGCAATCTTAGACATCGTGTTTCTCCTAGTTGGTTAATCGATAAAATGAATTGTACACCCAAAACCGAAAAAGTAAACTGATTTCTGAAAAAATTAAAGGGCCTTTCGGCCCTTTAATTATTCTGCCTTTTCGGCCTTATCCTTCTTCGGCTTGCGGGCATTTCGCCAATAGCTGGAAGAAGTCACACTCCACCAAGAGTGCTTCTTAGTCTTGTTTGGGCGAGCGCCAACATTGAAAGGTTGGGCAGCCGGATTGGAAGCATGATTTTGATACTGCAGCTTTTGAGACATTCGTCTTCTCCTTGTTGAAATTTATTAAATCTTGTTAGTCACCACCGAAGTCACCAATAGAATCAGCCAAACCTCCAGCAGCTTCGCCAGATGCGAATCGAAAAATTAGTCCAATTACCGCTCCAATGATTGATCCGATGATACAGTGTTGATCGAAACCGAATTCGCCGACTAAACCGCCGAGCAATCCAAAAACCGAAATCAAAACAAAAGTAACCATCTCTTTCTCCATGAAAGTTATGAAATTATAAATTAGTTTGCGAGGTTTGTAAACGTTAATTTTCGACCTTCCATCCATCCAATAGGAAGCGGGTCAACTTTTTTAATTTTCTTTGAAATTTTCAATTCTAAATTATGAATCCATCTTAATCCGAATTGAGAATTACTTTCACCTGTATTTTTGGATTTTCGCATCTTTTGTTTAGTCTCTTCACTATGAGTCTTTCCTAAGAATGCGTTATTTCCTTTTCCGCCGAATGGCTTTTCACCATTTTCAGAACGAATTTTCCAAGCTTTTGATAAACTATTACTTACTTTCGACTTGTATGTCGGGTCTGAAGACATTTTATCTGAATGCGCTTTTACCCATTGCCAACATCGCTTGTCTATCTCTTTTTGAGAGGAGTTACAATAATACCAACCATCTCCTCCACCAAATGTTAAATTCATGTTGAGTGGATTAGCGAGCAACTCTTCATTTACTATTTCAGCTTCTCTATTCTTTAGTTCTTCTCGTGAAGACAAAAACTCTAAAATCTCAACTTTATGATTTTCAATTCCGTGTTTATTGATAGAATATCTAAGCACTTTTCCACTGCCAAAATAACCATCTTCTAAATTGTCAGTTGAGTGCATCCCAATATAAAATTTATTATTGAGAAGATTAGTCGTCTTGTAGATAAAGTGGTACTTCTTTTGTTTTCTCGGCATACTTTTTGTTCCAAAATCCTATTGGTTTATTTATAGGACGAGGAACAAAAAGTGCCGGAGGTCGGAGTAGAGAGATTCGAACTCCCGACATCCTGCTCCCAAAGCAGGCGGTCTACCAGGCTGACCTATACTCCGATTGAGGGTCCCTAACTTATACCACGTCGTCTATCTCCCATACCCTCGGAGAGGAGTAGCACTTTGGCGCTGTATAAGCATTTCGGAATTTGCTAACAAACTCCTGAAACTAAATGATATTTAACGTTCCAGCTTTTGGTGTACTCTCTTAGGCCTCAGACCCAGGGATGTCAGCCCTTTTGTGCCCACCAGGGTTCTTGCATGAACTTTGACAGATTTCTCATGCTCAAGGAATCAACTCAGACCGGCGTGTAACCTAGAGAGCTTCCATATCATCTGGCGGAGAGTGTGAGATTCGAACTCACGGACCATTTCTGATCGGCAGTTTTCAAGACTGCTGGTTTAAACCACTCACCCAACTCTCCAAAAGCACGTTAACCACTGGGTACCAAACTTCCATCCAACTGCGCTAACGTGTAAAACTATTTATTGAATAACTTCAAAACAATCAGAAATGTATTCAATATCTTTGCCTTCAGCGGCAAAGTATGTTCTTGCGCTTGCCTCAATCCACGTATCAATGGAAAGTTTCCGTTCTTCAAGACTGGAAATTCCTTTGAATGAACCAAAGCCTCTTGCCATCATTGCGTAAATCGAGAAATTGAAATTTCCCTTTGTAACCTTGTTCTCATCTGCAGTTACAACGTAACAACGATAGCTGCTACCAAAATGTTCGCGTTTTTCTGGATACGCATAACCAAAATTCTCAGGATAATATTTCCCAAGCTCATCCGCAACCTTCTTGTAGATTGCATAAAACCGCTTAAAGGTAGATCCCTTATTCTGCTCACTGAAAATTACTGAGCCAAGAGAGATTTTCCTATTTGAGGAGTAATGAATAAATTCCATAGAAGAATTATATCATCGCTCCTCAGAAATGTAAACTACTTATTGAGCCCAAGCTCTCAATTCGTCAACAGTCTTTACGCCACTAACTCTCTTAACTTCTTGCCCACCTTCTACAAGAACCAAGGTAGGAACACCGCGGATTTTATACTGTGCTGCTAGATCACCTTGTTCATCAACGTCAATGTATTCAATTGGCAAAGTAATTCCTGCAGCGTCAATGTTCTTTGCTAACATTTTGCATGGTTGGCACCATTCTGCGGAAAAGCGTAGGATCTTTTTCATTGTTCTTATTCCTTTACTTCTTTACTGACTTCTCATAATCCTTAATCGCCTTAGAAACGTCTTTTTCGATTCTAGCCCAATTGAAGGTCCAAACCTCTTTGTCGTCGACCTTTTCAACAACAAAATGATTGTTCTTAAGAATGATGTTTTTCTTTGCCATGCTGATTCTCCTTAAATTATAAACTATAGGAGATATTTATGGATTGCAAAATATAAAGTTGGCGCTCCTGGATGGAATCGAACCATCGGCTTGGTTTACCCGGCGGCAATTTGGTCCTTCACCATGA